CGTTAATTAACAACTGACTCGCGTGAATTCGGGCAGACGCGATGGAAATTTTATTAACATCGTAAATAGGGTTTTTAAGTTCAATCACGTAATCAGCTGGGTTTGGGTATATAGTAGGATCTCTTTCGCTACTATCTATGTCTAACGTGTATACGCTCATTAAAATACATGGATAATATTTTAATGGGTGTTGTTACTCGACTGTTTTTATTTACATCATCTGCTGAGCTATAGGGTTCTTTTGGAGCTGCTGTTTGGCAAAACCTAAACTAGCATCACTCGCGTTAGGATTTACAAGTCCCTTGTATGCATTGAATTTGTAATGCATGTCATTTTTATATTGTTGCGTCCACCCCCCGGACATAGGTCCAGTACGCCCATCTACGCGTGTAGTATCGGCGCGCATCACAGTGGGCATACCACCCTGATTGAGAGCACCGGCACGAACATTCATACGCCCAGCATTACCAGTTCTATTCGCCTTACCACGACGATCGTCAGGGCGGAAGCCGTATTTAGATAACTCTTCCGCCGTGTGTACCGTACCGAATGTACGCGATTCGCCTATTTGCACACCCGGCGACGCGAGGTATCCGTGTGCGAACGTCGACACACCAGGTTGCACTTGGTTGTTGAACCCGTATTGTTCGATATTACCATCTTTCTTGTTTCGCGTGGGATCTTGTGCCATTTTCATACCAGAAACCACTCGCTTACCACCTGGAAATTCAAGACCATCGTTACGAGATCCAGTCTGGGATCGGTTCGTTAATCGTTTTCCGTTCACGTGCTCACCGCGCACGGCATGTCCGTCAAAACCCTGCGCTCGACCACCGGCGACTGGGCGACGCTCGGGAAGAAATGCAGTTTTTTCGGGACGGTTGTTTGCAATGTCGCCCATTTTACCACGGCGTCCACCAAATACATCGTGCGCCGGACCACTTCTACCAGGTAGAGTTGTAAGGCGGTGTGCCCCCACATTTTCAGGGTTCACACGTACAATTTGTTGGAATCCACCCGCGGCGGGAACTTCCGGACCAATCGCGATACCAGGGCCAACGAGTTGTTTTTCAATGGGAGAGAGGTTGTTCATGCGACCGCCATCGAACATACGGTCACGCATTTCCAAAACCCCAGCTCCACTAGTTCGTGTAGTTGGTACGATATCCGCGAAATTATTTGTTTCCATTTTAGATGCCGGAAGGTTATCAAGACCAATCGGTCTTGGAGCGGCTATATTCGGTACTTCCTCCTGAACCAAATAGGGATCATTCGTATTTTCCGACACAACCTGGTATTTTTCTGGTTTTGGGTCACTTAATTTTTTTCCTACATATGCTAATCCGGCAATAGCTAGTATTGAAATAGGGTCTGCCATTCTTATTTCTTGTAAATATTTTTATTTAGTGTGATATCTCGTCAGAAACATCGCATTTTGTGTATCCGCCCGTGTGCTTTCGGGTTCGTATGACATGGACGGGAGAGGGAGTTTACATTTCATGTCTTGTAGAGGGAACAAACCCCGTTCATGTGTTTTTGTGACAATCTTATTAAACCGGCTAGTGGATTGAGGGCGTAACTGATCACTTGTCTCAATGTATTGAGCGGGAGCGCCTTTACCCGCCATGTAAGGAGATGTTCCGTAAAGCATCGTGTTGGGTCGTCCAGACCCGTAATTCAGTGTGCTGGGCTGGGGGTAAACAAAAACCTCGTCAGTCGCGCATGTTGAAGGTCTCGCGGGGTTTTCAACTAAATTCATTCCTGGCTGGAGCTGGTACGCCATTTATTATTACATGAGAATATTATCTAGACTATGCCGGCGATAGACCAGATCCTCGCGTCATACCACTCCTCTTATCGTTACTAGAATCCAGTCCACCGAAAGCTTCTAATTGGACACCGCGTGCGTTAGGGTCACACATACTACCATCGTTTCTACATATCGGGGCATCCTTTCCACCGTACAACCATTCCGCAAATGCGGTCTGGTCACCGGGAATATTTGTTACGGGACTCGATACAAATTGCCTCGAATAAGCGTTACGCTGCTGTTCGGGCATGGGGGATCTAGATTTTTGGGCACCGTACGGAATACGCCCAGATAGCATTTTATTGACATCATCCCTGACGGTGTCATAATTACACGCTGATGGTCGGTCGGGGCGGCCATCAAAATCTGACATAAGTACGTTCGCCATCGGGTTATCGTGTGTGGGCATTTGACACGCGGTTTCATACCCCTCGCTTACCGATGTAGGGCGTGCCTCGCCGCCTTTTATCATGTTAGACATTTCCATAACATAAAGAACACCTAAACACGTTGAGCCCAAAATAAATACACGGGTATCGCGTCTGATGAGATACAATACACACGTTGCATAAATAATAAATCGAGCCGTAGCATTTACTCGTTCCGCTGATGTATGTCGTTTAGTTGGCCAAAATTCAGCCACTTTATCTGCTCTCACAACTTCTTTAATATCGGCAAATAGAGACGCCATTTATATTATATAGTTTTATTTTTTCATCATACCACCGAGAAGTCCTTGCATGGATTGCATGAGTTTGGCTTCGTCGAATTCCATTTCTCCGTCTTCACCCTGCATCTTATCCGCACACTGCTTGGCAACGTTCTCGATCATACTGAGGGTTTCGGGTGGGATAGACGTAATTGTAGTACCGAGCATGTAGAGTGTCTGGAGATATTGCCAGATAGCAGCGCGGGTTCCTTCTGAAGCCTTCGGCCAACACGTCTGGAGGTTGATATCTTTCAAAAAGTCGATCGTACTGGCATGTTCAAGAAAAAATGATTCATCGCGGGAGTTGATTTTTTCGACATGGGGTCCTACGTTAGACATAAAACCATCGACAATAAGTTTACCGTTAGCGCTCCGCATGAGTTCGAATGCGGCCATGTATTTTTTTAATCCTTTTTCTTCTGGAAAAGTCGAGTGCAGTTCCATAAGAAATTGTCCCATCATGTCATTGAAGGCGGTGACGGAGGTCATATTATATACAATATATGAGAGAAATCTTTAAGTGAGTCAAAACGGGTCAGATGATATAGCTTCACGCTTACCGAGTCCGTTAGATATGATAAAATACACTAAAATACCTACTAAAGCTGCAGGTTTTGCGTAAGCGCTTGTCGAGAGCGTTCCTTCATCATTCAGTCTACTTTTCCCATGTATGTATAAAGCGGTTATTCCAGCGGCGATTAACGCGGCGGAGGCAGGTTCTCTAAGGTACTCGTCCATATTTAATAGGCAAGTTTTTTAGTTCGGGTTTCCGCTGCATCCGCAAATAAATCTTCCTGTTCATCTTCCTGTTGAGGTGGGCGTCTGGTACTAATCGTTTTAAATTCATTTTGAAAGGCGGATGAAGGTTCTTCTGGCATTTCAGCCTGAGGAACTTCTTCACGTGCGTCATTCATAAGTGTATCAAGTTCTGGATTTCCTTCTTCACCCGTGGGATCACCTTCCATCTGGGGTATAGACTCTTCCATCGGTGGTTGAAGGTCGTTTTCACCGTTTTCACCGTTTTCACCGTTTTCATCGTATTCGTCAATTTCGTCAGCTTGAAGATCGGCATCCTGACCCTCTACGTATTCATCGTCACCGGCTGACATATATGTTTGTAGAATCTGTTGAACGGGTATAAGTTCTTTAACGGTGTTTTCGACACAGGTGACAAACCTCTCGTATAATTTATCGTTTCGCGAGTGTTCGGATTGATTTTCGCTAAAAATATAAGGATCTTTGTACAAATCCTTTGCAGCGTTCTTGTAACAGGTGTGAATGAATACTTCATTCGTTGGCAATTTAACTGACATTTTCTTGGAATTCGCACTCAAACGAACGGCGGATAGAATCTTTACAGAACTTACAAACACTGCCGCTACCAAGTCCTTAAACCACGCGCATCGGTCAGCGATGTTGTCCGTGTGCTGCTTTGCCATCGTTTCACTCCATTCGGGTACATCTTTTAAAAGTTTCTGAAACATGGAGAGAACTTTGCGACCTTTTGATAATGTATTCGCTTCGTGGTACATCGCTTCAAATGTATCTATCATCACTGGGCATACGAGAATGCACAGTTGTTCGAGGTATTCACGCTTGGCTTCAACTAAAATGTTCAGGTTGTCCATTTATGATTATACGGACTTTTTTTATCACGTGTTTCGCGCATCTCGCCTGTAACGATTTGCAGCCTTTTTCAAATTAATCAGCGTGGGAAAGTCTCCTAGTGAATCGTCTACAGAGTCGGATGCCCTGACATTCTTCTTAACTTTCCATGTAATTCTGAATTCATAGTTACCGATGATTGCAACATCAAATCCCGCGAGTTCCAATTGCCTTTTAATGTATGATGTCGCTTTTAGTCTATCATATGTTGGATACCCTATAACAAATGAAGGTACTTCTACAAGTACATATTTGCGACTAGTTTCGACTGCACGTCTTATTTTACTGGTGACTTGTCTATATAACTCGACGTACGTTTCCTTTTTCATGCGATTTCGATTATTGACAATTTGTGAAATCTCTTCCACGTTTATCATTAATAGTACTTGGACTAAATTTTTATTAAATCTAACTCACTCTTCCTGACATCGTCGTAATTGACATATTCAGACCCTTTCATAGTACTCTCGAATGGTGTTTTATCTGAAGGTGGTTTTATGTTCATCGGTTGAGACTGAATTCCAAGAACGCGAACATTCCCAGACACTAGTATAACATTGGAAGTGACAGAAAACCCAAACGAAAATCCACCACTCTTTACACACATGAACATGCACTGATATAACGTGTGGTTTTTGGTTTTATGTTTAAACTGCTTGATGGCACTTGTTTCGATTATATAATTGTTGATACCCGATTTCTCGCGTATATACTTATTTGTCACGAGAACCAGTTTTTCAACTATAGCATTATTCAACTGTAACTTACCCACCTCCTTATATTCACTCATATTGGGTGCGGGGTCGTTAAAAACCACACCGTGAATAGGGTGATTTGCATCGCGATACCCGAACCTTTCCGTCCTGGATTCGCATAACAAATACACCACTATCAGTATAAGTATGATATTATACATTAATATAGATTACAAAAAAAACGTGCGTTATTGTTCATATTTTTTTGGGGTTTTACAATAGATGTCTCTTTTGGTATATAGCCCAAAGTGTAAACACAGCGTAGAAGTAATAAATTTTATAAAGAAACATCAGGAGTTGCAACAAATTGTACAATATCATAATGTCACTGTAGCTGGGATACCACCAGAATTCAGGACAAAGATTACACGTGTACCGACAATGCTTACAAAAAATGGTAAAATTTTAGTTGGGCGTGAAATACACAACTGGTTGGAATCACTCTTACCTACTCAGGAGCTCGAAACGTGTGGATTCGGTGGTATAGGTTCATCAACACTTGAGGGTGAATCCACGCAGGATATGTTTGGTCTCGACGATTATGGTATATCGCTACAACCGGCTATGACACCGGAATTGGAAGCAAAAATAAGTCGTAAGGTTGAAGATGGTGCGATATATAGTGATATAAAGGAATAATACGCGAATAATCGAGTATGAAGCTTGTCACTGTACAAGCCGCGGCTATTAAGTCTACATTTGAAGTCCTTAAGGATATATTGAACGATGTAAATATCTACTTCAAACCTGACGGTGTGTATATTGTAACACTGGATACAGCCAGGACATCCTTGATTGATATGTACCTTCCAGCTGAAAATTTCGAAGAGTACGCGTGTACAGAGGATGTAGATTGTGGTGTTAACATGACTAACATGTATAAACTCCTCAAAACAATCACAGTAAACGATGTTCTCGTTATATCTATAACTTCTAAAGAATACATGAACATCGAAATTCATAGTGAACAAAAGAAGACGTCTACGAAGTTTGCACTAAAACTTCTCGATATTAACGAAAATCAAATCGAAGTCCCCGAAATGCAAATGACTATAAATACACCTATGGCATCAGTTGATTTTCAAAGAATTTGCAGAGATATGTCGAATATTGGTGACGAGATTGAAATCTCGAGAGGTGGTAAGGTATTACGTTTACTGTGCAGGGGTGATTTCGCTGACCAGGAAACGGAAATTCAATGTGTGGACGACTGTCCCCCAATGTCCGGTACATATTCTCTTCGTTATATGAATATTTTCACAAAGGCGACGAGTATGTGTTCAACCGTGCAAATTATGCAAGAAGAACAGAATCGATTTTTGATCTTGAAGTATAACGTGGCAAATTTAGGTGATCTTAACTTTTACCTAGCGACTAAGGTAGTCGAAGATCAGTAATGTATCCAACCGATGTATCGACTGTTTTTAGAGCTCCAATACAATTTTTTATTTTAATTTTAGGGTATACATGTGTCAACACTTTCATGTCATAATAAAGCATATCACTTATTTTAACTTTTTCACCGTGAAAATCTGAATGGGGTCCCGCATACCTCCTGATTTTTTCGAGTACATCTTTCACTGGCTTGTCGCCGTAATCTAATAATTGTGCATTCACGAGTGGGATATGGAATGACATCATATTAAGTTTTTTAGGTGGCCATACATAGTCCGTATTATAGGTAATATATTTATAGATTTTATTATTGTACCAGTATTTAACGCGTATGATTAATTCTTTCACCGCGTCAGGTGGCTTTGGGATAGCCGCATTCATATCCAGTGGTGCTAAATAGTATTCAGTGGATGGATCGATACCATCGCGTTCATTTTCCCAAAACGGTGTATCGGGTTTATATTCCATATCGTGATCTACGCGATACTCGATATACCTACTAACGATCGTAAAATCATTCTTATGGAAAAAAAACTTGATGATGTTACTAAACATATAGATTGTGTTAATTAAAAACGAACGAAGTATTTTTACCATTGGTATACATGGAAGGTAATTTTTTAAGTAGGTATAACAAGCGAATAGATGAATGGATGCAGAAAATAAATAATAATCCACCAGATAAAAGTATATACGAAGGTGAAATGTCAGATTACATTGCCAGATGTATGCCGTATATTCAACAGTATATTGAAAATGATAAACCGGTCGAGATAAATACAAACAACGTTTTCAAATGTAAAGAGACGACTGGATTACAGAAAAAAGATATTTACACAGATTATCTAATCGACGTGGAAAAGAAAACATTAGACAGGTATATTGAACGTAAATTTAGGGATGAGTGTCCTACATGTCCGGATAGTAATGTTTTTCATTTCCATGATACCAGTGAATTGGTATGTGATTCGTGTGGGTGTATACTAGAAATTCTTATAAGTGAAGAACTTACATATAAAGAAGAACAAGAAACTTCGGAGAAGGTCATTAATTATTCATACAAACGTGATAATCATTTCAATGAATGGCTCTCGCAATTCCAGGCACAGGAAATGACGACGATACCTAAAGAAGTAATAGAACAGTTACGCAACGAATTCAAGAAGATGAAGATTAAGGCTCTGACAGAAATTACACATGTAAAAGTTAGGGGGTTATTGAAAAAGTTGAAACTCAATAAATATTACGAACATGTACCCTATATAACGAACATCCTGAGTGGTTCAAACCCACCAAAAATGCCTATTCAACTTGAAGAACAACTACGGATGATGTTTAAAGATATTCAAAAACCTTTCGACGACAACTGTCCAGTTGAACGTAAAAACTTTTTAAGTTATTCATATGTTTTATATAAATTTTGTGAACTGTTAAGTGAAGATTCCTATTTAAAACATTTCCCGTTATTGAAATCGAAAGAAAAACTTCATCAACAAGATGTTATATGGAAGAAAATATGCGGAGATTTACATTGGGAATTTATACCAACGATTTAATCTACAATCACACGAATAACTTCAGATTCCGACCCTTGAGACGGTGGAAAGTTCACCAAATACGCCTCGTCAAGATTCAGAAGTTTAAGATAATTCCGAGCTTGCGAAACCATGACATCGTTTATATTTTTTACAGTTTTAAGTTCAACTACCGTCGTTTTATTTATGATAATATCCGCTCTAAGATTACCTATAGTATGCCCTTTAAAAACGATAGGAATGATACGCTCAGTCTCATATGATATACCACGTTCTCGTAAAATAACTTCCATCGCATTGTGATACACACGCTCACTGAAACCAGGGCCCAATATGTCGTATATTTCTTTTACGTACTCCTGTATCATATGTACATCTAATGAGGATAGTCTTTATACACTTAAAGATTTATATCGTATATTGAACGTGGGGAAACCCACTGTTATATTCAATGACTGGTCAACAGTCAGGCCGCACCGTTCTTGTAGCTCAGTTGGTTAGAGCGTGGTGCTTATAACGCCAAGGTCATGGGTTCGAGCCCCGTTTAGAACATCTTTTAGATATATTTAGTATGTATATGTAAAAGATGCGAAAATTACAGTTCTAAAAAAAATAACATATAAACAAATGGAAAATAGTCTATACACTATGAACTTATCAGAAGACAGTGATGGAATGGTGCCGATAGATTCAAAAGCACGTTCTAATGCATTCGTGCCAGAAAACCCTGAAAAAAATGTGAGTGAATATAAAGATAACATGGATTCCACTCCGATTTCCGATGTCATGATGAACGCCCAAGAGCAATCCTTCGAACCCCCCTTGATGGGCGCTGACCCTCGCGCCGTCCAAATGGCGCAGCAGCAGGTCATGATGCCTTCACAAAATGGTCAAGTGGTCAATTCCAATGACGGTGGTAAAGCCGACAAGAAAAAGAAGAACCCGTTCGATCTCACAGACGAGCAACTCGAGGCACTCATCGTTGTATTAGCGACAGGTGTCGCCATCAGCAAGCCTATCCAAGAGAAGCTCGCCGGTTCCGTGCCTAAATTCCTAAACGCACAGGGAAATAGAAGTATTGTCGGTTTGGCCTCTACAGGTGCTGTAGCTGCTATCGTGTTCTACGTTGCCCGTAAGTATTTTTAATACATATCGAGTACGCGACCGCCCGTCAATAGGTATGCAGATCCTAACCCTAAAATTAACGCGACCATTGTCATGACCATGGGCAACCATGCTGTTTTCATGTCTTCGCCATATTTCTCATATCCCTGCTTCAACTTTGACCATTTAATGGCTTCAGTTAATGTAAGAAGAAATCCCGTAGCTACCACCAAAGTTATAACCACACTCATCGTATTTAAACTGACAATCAAGCTCGTATTTCCCAGATACCATATAAGCGCCGGTATCGCGACAGTTAAATTTAACATGTTTACGTAATACGGCATTTTAATACGCGTGGTGAAAGCACTCGCCATGATCGCGAGCCACATGAGTAAGGATATGAGTACCCTGGACGCAGTCGGTTGTCTGAGATTAAATTCAGTCATATATATTTATGTAACATTATTTATCGACGATCTTTTTACCACAAAAGGGTGTGACTTCGTCTATGTTTTCGTAGATACCTAAACGTATCGCCTGATTTTTCAGTTCGGTATAATTGTCCCAAAAATCTGTACTATGCGAATACTCTGTCACAGTACAATGCGCGAGTTCGTGTAAAAGTACGTGGAATACCTGATTAGCAGTACCATCTATACATATACCGATTTCACCACCTTTATTTGAATTATATCCAACCCCCGACAATAACGATCCTCTGTGCGCGACTAATGGTATTTCCTTGTGTAACATACTATATTTCTCTTCGCCGTTCATTTTCATGTGTTCCCTGAATATTTTGTATTTTTCTTTCACTTCCATGAGTACAGGGTCATCCCGTTTGTTTATTAGTATATACACACTAAGTAGTAATAATACGACCAGTGCTATCATATCTATATGTAAATATAAATTTACTGTATAGTTCGGATATTGGATTACCCCTGAGGTTTTTCCATGTATTCATATGAAACCCGTTATTCTCCATGTGTGTAATAAATATATCCTTATGTGCGATAGGTTCGGCTTTTGGTCCATCTGCGTAGTATGGTGTGTCTGTCAAGTGTACGAATAATTTTTCACCAAAATCACCGTTACTGGTACCCTTCATTTTAAAAAAATTCCCACACGAATCGTGTAGAGGTGTTTTGAATATAATTTGTTCCGAGTCTGGAATTATACCTATAAACACACCACCAGGTTTCATACGTTTCTTTATTTCTCGCATGGTGGATATAAAAAGATCCCGTGTTTGGAAAATATAGTGAAGTGCAAAGTTGTAGCATATGACATCGTATTTTCTATTTGGACATGCATGAATATCCCCGTGGTAGAAATTCACGCGCATTTTCATATTTTTCGCTCGCACCTGAGCTTCAGCTAACGCATCTATACTTGGCTCGCACATGTTGATATTGACATCCATCTTCCTCCATTTCTGAAGATCACCGCCGAACCCACATCCTACATCGAGAATACTGTCACCTTTCCTACAGACACTCTCTATAAGTGCTCTCTTCTCATCATTATGTAAACGACGTAATTCTTCCATAATTACACTGGTATACAAACTTTAAATATCACAACAACTTAAGTCGTATACTTAAAGTTTTGAATAGTATATAATATACAATGTCTTTGGAACAGGATTATACTACCGTGCCCGGACAGCTGTTCGCTTGTATGTCGGTTGTTGGACCGGAAGCTCCCCAAAAGAATGATAAGTTTGGCGTTAAAATCAGGGGTGCGTTTAATACGCGCGATGAAGCTGCCAACCACGCTAAGCGTCTTCAAAAGGAAGATTCGACGTTTGACATTTATGTCGTGGACATGTATAAGTGGCTTCTTATCCCCCCCGATCCTTCAAAGATCGAAGATGCGCATTACACGAATTCCAAATTGGAAGAACTCATGACTGGATACAAGGAGAACCAAGCCATGGCTGCTCAGATGTTCAACGAACGTAAAAGTGATATGATGGCGGTTAAGAATGCTAAGGGTGAGGACAACTTTCATAAACCGGGTGATGTGAATTCTCAGTATTACAACAAGACTGATGAAGCACCTCTCAGCCACCCAGGTGAAATTATTGAGCGTCTAAAGCGTGAAAAACCCGATGCATCTATGGAGGACTTGGTAAAGGAAGCTGATATGATTGTTACAGTTGAAGTTGAAGAGAGACGTAAAGCACGGGAACTTGCCATGAAAGCAATGTCTCCATCTACTATCACCGAGGAGGAAGAGGAAGAAGAAACAAAAAATGTTTAACTATAACGACGTGGTACAAATAAAAAATAAAAAATATTTCAAAGTAAAATAAAAAAATAAAAAAATAAATAATCATAGTAGTATATTTTTAAAAATAAATAAATTCACAATTCATATTATTAAAATATCCCCTTTTAATAATACGATGAATGTCGGATATATATCCGTGTATAAAAAA